CGCGGCACTCCGCGGCGGTGTTTTTTGTGCGTATATTCGGTTAATGTGATATGAATGTTGTTATCTTAATCTATAATTTCATTTTTCGGAGTTTTCGTGTGTGCGCTTATCTCAGGGGAAAAGCCGCCGGTAAACAAAATTTCGGTTATGTTAAGTGCACAACCAAAAAGGATAAACAAAAAAGTGTTCATAAAGTTAAATTCCTTATGAACACTCGATATGGTCGAGGTGACAGGATACAAAACTTTAAATTTCGCATAACTATGCGGTTTTTTGCACCTTAGAAGTGTGATTGAATGCAATTTGAATGCAATTGTAAAAATTTTACATAATGCCTACACGCTCAAAGTATGCGGTTGCTGTATCAATATGCTGTTGCTTAAAGTCATCAAAAACATCACAATAGGTGTTAATCGTGATTGAAACATCGGTGTGACCTAATATTTTTTGAAGCACTTCGGGAGGCATTCCGCTCTCAATACATCGTGTTGCGTATGTGTGCCGCAATGAGTGTAAAGACACTTTCCCCGGAACATTCGTATCAATAATCGTTCGTGTTTGAACAATCCGCATAAATGCACTGTTGACTTGTGAAGTTGAAAAAGGTCTTTGTTCTTTGTCACAGAACAATAGGTTTTGAGGGTTTGGAGCTTGTTCCAATATGCTTTTTTTTACAATCGTGAGAACGGCAGGAGTTAAGCATATTTCCCGTATACCTGCATATGTTTTTGTGGTTTCTCCCAACACAGGGCGATTGTTTTCGTCAACTGTGACCGTTCGATTAACAAAAAGCCGCTTGCCGTCAAGGTCAATATCCGAAAGCTTCAGGGCGTTTATTTCGCCCATCCGCATACCTGTTAGCATCATTATTTCCATTTGTGCGCCGTACTTTGTTTTATTGTTGTGCAGATAGTTTAACAGCCTTTTTTGCTCTTGTAATGTGAGAGCACGCACTTTAACCGTTGGTAGCCTCGATTTCGGACAATTCATCGTTAAGGGTGAATTTACAATGTATTTCCTTTTTTCAGCTTCTTTGAAGCAACGCTTTAATAACGCATATGTTTTGCGCAGGGTGGAAGTTGAGCAAATGCGACTTTCGGCAATTAAAAAATCTTTTATGCCCTTTTCCGTGGCTTTTTCGATTTTCGTTTTGCCTATGCTCTTTGTTTCAATTCGTTTGAGCGTTTCGAGTTTCCGCAGATAAGAGTTGTTGCCTGTAACTCCCATTGCGTAATCATCCTCTATCAGCTCACGGATAAGCTCGGCAACGGTGTAATCGGTTTTCTCGACCAAATAACCGCCCTGCGCTTCCGTTTCAAGCTCTTTCAGCTTTGAGGCAACCTCTTTCTTTGTTTTGCCGTAAACGCTTCTGCGTTTGCCGCAAAGAATGACTTGCCCTACATAAGTTTTGCGAGAGGCAGAATAATAAATACTGCCCTCGCCGTTTCCTCTTTTTTTGCCCATACTTAAAATCTCCTTGAATTAACTGTTGACTTTATAAATGCAAAATGTTAATATAGGCTAAATTAAATAGCCCATACGCAGCAGCTGACCTATTCCGACAGGTCGGCTGTTTTTTTGTTCTCCACGATGGTGCTTGTTAATTCAAGTATTCATTTAAGGGTTATTTATCGTTTTGATTTGATAAAAATTTTAAATATTCAATTGCGTTTTCTCTTTTCTGCTCTGGCATTGCCTCTAACAGTGCGAGAATTTCCGAATTGATATCATTGTCATAATCAGATGATTTATGCGATGTTTCTTCTGTCCACCCCATTAGATAATCTGGCGTTGTATTTAGCACATTTGCGATTGCTTCTATTTTGCTTGACGGAATATTCGTAATGATTCCGTTCTCATACTTATGAATGGTTTGTTTTGTTGTGTTAATGCGTAAGGCTAATTCATCTTGTGTGAGATTATTTTTCAATCGCATATTTTTTATTCTTTGACCAATATTCATTTTTTTGCACCTCTTTTTTTAATTTATTATACAATTACGCAGGTAACCTGTCAAGAAATATTTTTCGTGAAACACGAAAAAAGTAGCTTGACAAGTGTCTCACAATGTGCTATGATACAGGTAACTTATCAAGTGACAGGAGGTGATACAATGCTTAACAGACCGTTATTTAAAGCTGAATTGGTAAAAAACGGCTATACTTTTAAAAAAATGGCTGGCGAACTCGGTATGTCGGAACGGACTTTCTCCAAGCGTGTAAAGACTGGTGATTTTGGCTCTTCCGAAATTGATATAATGATTCCGTTATTGCATCTTGACGACCCAAGACCTATTTTTTTTGCTCAATTAGTAACTTGATAAGTTACCGCTACAGAAAGGAAAATAACATATGAGAGAAATTTTATATAGGGGAAAAGGCGATACACGCTTTAACTCGGGCGGTTGGGTTTACGGTGTACCGATTAAAGACTATGAGGGTGACTGGCAACTCTGCACAGATTGCACAAAAATAACCGTTCTCCCCGAAACGATAGGCGAATACACAGGCTTAACCGATAAGAACGGCAAAAAGATATTCGAGGGCGATGTATTAAGAATCAAAGGTCTCGATTATGATTACAACTTAAACTTTGATTACACAACAACAGTTTTTTTGGTATATCACGAATTTTGCGTTGCTGTACAAAGCAATATATTTGACTTTCTGCCGGTTGGTTTTGCTTATGAAACTTGGCATAACATGGGTTACGAGGTTGAAGTAATCGGTAACATTCATGATAATCCCGAATTAAAGGACTGAGATTATGGAGAAGGACGATTTAATCATAATCTTGTTGGGCTTTTTATGCGGATATGATGTGTCGCAAATGATAAAGCCACTTATTGAAGCAATATTTTTTTAAGAAAGGAAATTGAAAAAATGAAAGGATATAAAGCATTTAAAAAAGGCTTAGTGTGCAAAGGCAAACAATATGCCGAAAACACCATATTTGAAGAAGAAAATGCGGAAGTTTGCAAGTGTGGTATGCACTTTTGCGAGAATCCGCTCGATGTACTCGATTATTACCCACTCATCGATGACAACGGCGAACTTGCCGAATATGCAGAGGTTGAAGCGTTAGACGAAGTGCTCACCGATGATAACAAGAAATATTGCACAAAAAAATTAAAGATAGGCGCAAAGCTTGATTTACCCGCATTCGTCAAAGCAAACATTGATTTTCAATTCGAGAAAACGCCCGTTGAAAAGACTATAAAAGAATGTAAAAACTCAAACAGCGGCTTAGGTGGCACGATTGCAAACAGCGGCTCAGATAGCACGATTGCAAACAGCGGCTCATATGGCAGGATTGCAAACAGCGGCTAAGATTCGGTTATATGTTGCGCCGGTGTAAACGATATGGTGAAGTCTGTAAAAGGTTGTTGGATAACGCTCGCTGAGTGGAAATATGACGAAAATAAAAACAGATATATCCCCGTATGCGTTAAGACAGAATATGTAGACGGAAAGAAAATAAAAGAAAATGTATTTTACAAACTTGAAAACGGCGAATTTACGGAGGTGTAAGAATGAACACAGCAATATCAGTTACAACAATAATTTGCGTAACAATATTCAGTATGTGGGCTTTATTGCTCGGACAGATGAGGAGATAAATAATGTTGACAGGGCTATTTTTTATCGGTTTAATCGCGTTTTTAGCCGTACCGGCTACGCTTATAAGCAAGCTTATTTGTAATTTTCTACGAAAAGCAGAAAAGGAACAAATGAGGGAACAAGCAACCGCCGATATGCAAGCGATGAACGAAGTATATAACGATTTGATTCTAAAGGAGATTATGACGAATGGCAAAAATTGAGATTTCGGCATTTTGCGCAGGCGTGGTAATCGGCGCGATTTTTGCGGGTGTGTTTTTAATTTCGCTTGCGCTCGCAGACGAAAAGCACAAAGCAAAGGAAAAGCAGGAAGATTACGCTTGCCAAAGTTCTTGCAAAATCATAAGTCAATATATAAGCGATATACATAACATGGAAAGCGAAGCGGAGTTTTACAAATCATATTCTGCGGAATTATCCCGCCAAAACCGCGAGCTTTTGCTTGTTGTGAACGGAAAGGAAAAAGAAAATGAGGATTGAAACAAATGCAGCCGAGGAATTGAAAATGGCAGCTGAACTTTTAAACACATTTCAAAAAATTGAGGAGAGTGGCGAAAGGATAAAAACGCTCTTTCGCTTCTTAACAATTAAAGATGTTATGGAATTGACAGGGTGGAGCGAGCTAACCGTGCAGAATTTATTTAAGCGGGATGATTTCCCCGCTTGCGAATTAGGCAAGTCAAAGCTTGTGTTCGCGCCTGCGTTCTACGAATACGCAATGAAAGGGATAAAATGAACTCATTTAGCTTTGTCGGTCGGCTTGCAACCGATGTTGAATACGAAAACCCGCAGATAGGCTGCGTAAGGTTTTCGGTTGCCGTGCCGCGCCGTTGGTCGAAAGTACCCGAACAACGAAAAAAAGCAGACTTCATCTGTTGCAAAGCATATTACGCGGTCGGTGAGTTTATAAAGGAGCACTTCAATGTTGGGCAGGAAATCGCCTGCGATGCGCATATATGTTCAACAACAAAACTTGATGCAAACGGAAATCCGATGATTTACTGCTATGCCATGGTGGCAAGCGTTGATATGTTCGCAACAAAAGAATTTAATGAGCGATACAAGCGCAAAGAAAAGGACGAAGAGGAAAAAATGCTTGAATACTTGAATGGGGGGAGCGACTTTTGAAGCGTTGTAATGCACGAGGCTGTTCTCCATGGGACTGCGACAATTGCAGAACGAGCAGAGAATGCGATAAAACCGTCATATGCGACATATGCGGTGGTGAATGTGACGATTATTATTACCGTGTTGACGGCGACGATTATTGCATTGACTGCTTGAATGACGAGTTCCGGGAACAGATATATGGATAAATACATTGATGAATATATCGCCAAATACGGCGATGATAACACAACAGGCATTCCTAATATGGAAATAGCTTTGTTTGTGAATAAAGCAAGAAAGGAAAAAGATGAGCGAGAATAAAGATTTAACATTCCGCGAATTAAGGGCGGACGAAATACAAGTGCGTGTCGCTATGGCTAAGCCGAACGGCGTATCGTTGCTTCTGTATAAAGACGCGCGGTGCGATATGAAAATATTAAACGAGACAGTCGGAAAGCAAAATTGGCAGCGCAAGCATTATGAGTGCAAAGGCAACCTTTTTTGTTCCGTTGGCATTAAGTGCGGTGATGAATGGATATGGAAAGATGATTGTGGCACCGAGGGCAATTATGAAAAAGAGAAATCGGAGAGCAGCGACTCCTTTAAGCGTGCGTGCTTCTCATGGTCGATTGGATTAGCGCTCTATTCTTCACCATTCATATGGGTTAAAAGCGACGATTGCAACATAACCACAGACCATAACGGCAAACCCACTTGTAACGACCACTTCATTGTTAAGCATATCGCCTACGAAAACGGCGTAATAACTCAGCTTTGCATATACGATGAAAAGACAAAAAAAGATTGCTTTAAATTTGGATATGCAAGGGCACAATCCGCACCTAAAGGGCAATTAAAAAAAGATGTTGAGCGTTTAACTCAGCTTGCGGAAAGCAAGGGCGTTGCGATTGAGAAGCTTTGCCATAAATACAAGGTAACATCACTTGCGGAATTAAGCGATGTTGATTACGAGGCTTGTTATAACGGATTGGCGGCGATGTAATGGAATTTCAATGCCAAATCAAGGATATTGCCCGCAATATGCTGACGGGCAAAATGATGATAACGCTTGAAAGCTCACAGAACATAACCGAAACCGAAGAATTGCAAAATCAAGAATTGACTTGCAGGCTTTGTAAATTCAAGAAGCGGCGCACGCTTGACGCTAACGCTTATTTTTGGGTGTTGGCTCACAAGCTCGCCGCTAAAACGGAAATTCCCGTAGGCGAAATATATCGCTCTTATGTTCGTGAAATCGGCGACAACAATACCATTGTTTGTGTTCGCGACAAAGACTTAGAGGCGTTAATGCAAGGTTGGAACAGTAACGGCTTGGGCTGGATAGCAGAACCTTTTGAAAGCAAAACGGAAGGCTGCACAAATGTAATTCTTTATTCCGGAAGCAGTACATATGACACAGCACAGATGCATAGGCTTATTGATTTAGTTGTTCAAGATTGCAAAGAACAAGGAATTGAAACAATGACCCCTGCGGAGCTTGCAATGCTTATCGGAGGTTGGAAATGAAATCCATATTGCAAGACGAGAACGATAAAAGGTGCTTCCTCTGCGGCGGATATGGGGCTTTTGAGTGTCACCACATATTTGGCGGCGCATATCGTAAAAAAAGCGAAAAATACGGCCTTAAAGTCCGCCTGCACCACAGTTGCCACAACGAACCGCCTAACGGCGTACATCACAACATAGAGGCCATGCAACAGTTGCGCCGAATAGGGCAGCGAGCGGCTATGCAATATTACGGTTGGAGCACACAACAGTTTATAGAGATATTCGGAAAAAATTATTTATAGGAGATTAAAAAAATGAATGTAGTTGTACTTATGGGTAGGCTTACGGCTGACCCTGAATTGAAATCAACGCAAAGTGGTTTATCGGTTTGCTCCGGCACAATCGCCGTTGATGACCCGTTCGGCAAAGACGGTAAAAAAGCAAACTTTATACGCTTTACGGCGTGGAGACAAACAGCGGAATTTATTTCACGCTATTTCCACAAAGGCTCTATGATTGCCGTTGAAGGCTCAATAGACCAAAGCCAATACACAGACCAAAACGGCGAAAAGCGTTCATCATTTCAGGTCGTTGTTAATCGCGTACATTTCTGCGGTTCAAAAGCCGAATCGGAAAACGAGGTTTACAAAAAGAATGAGGGCTACAAAACACCCGATAATATAAATCTGGACTTTGAACCCGTTGACGATGACGATTTGCCATTTTAGGCGGTAAGGAGGTATCAGCGTGAGTAGCACTAATTCTCAATGCAACAAGATATTGGAACATATGAGGACTTACGGAGGTATAACAAGCCTTGAAGCATTTGAACAATACGGCTGTACGCGCCTGTCGGGGCGTATTTGGGATTTAAAGCACAAGGGGTATAACATCACCTCTAAGCAAGAAAAAGCTTTAAATAGGTACGGAGAACCCGTTATTTACAGCCGTTACTATCTTACGGAAGCGTAGAGGTGGTAAAAAGTGGCAGAACAGGGTTGGGTTAAGCTTCACCGCAAGTTTATCAATTGGGAATGGTACGATGAACCGACTGTTAAGAGTGTATTTATTGATTTGATTTTAAACGCTAATCATCAAGCCACAGCTTGGCACGGACACGAAATTGAAAAAGGCTCTTTTGTGACCTCTGTTGCCGATATAGCAGCGCGAAACGGGCTTACAACACAACAAGTCCGTTCGGCTCTAAAAAAATTAGAAAAAACTGGCGAAATTTCCAAAAAAGCAACAAACAAAAATACCCTCATAATAGTGCTTGGTTATGCGAAATATCAAGACTTGATAGACACGGAGCAACAAACAAATAACAAACAAATAACAAACAAACAACAAACAAATAACAAACAAACAACAAACTCTTTATATAACAAGAATGAAAAGAATGAAGAGAATGAAGAGAATATACATAAGAGAGAGACTATTAAAGAAACTACGGATATGTTTATAAGTGCTCCCTCGCTTGACGAAATCAAGCGGTATATCTCGGAAAATTCTTTGAAAACAAATGCACAAGACTTTTACGATTATTATGAGGGTAACGGTTGGACGGTTGCAAGAGCGCCAATGAAGAATTGGAAAGCGATGTGCCGTAAATGGAGCAGGTCACAAATAACCCGAAAGGGAAAATCGGGAGAGATAACAAGACCGCCGACTTATGACCTCGAAGCAATCAAAAAAAGAGCTCGTGAAAATACCAGCCTAAAAGATGACATCTTAAAACCACGGTATTAGATATGCAAAAATACAAAGCAAAGAAAACCGAATATGACGGCATTATGTTTGACAGCAAGAAAGAAGCTCAACGATACGCCGAATTGAAAATCCTTGAAAGGGCGGGCGTTATTAAGAACTTGCAGAGGCAAGTAACATATACGCTTATTCCGACACAGAGGATTGACGGCAAAGTTGCCGAGAGAGCCTGCACTTATAAAGCAGACTTCACCTATGAGCAATGTGGGGCAACAATCGTTGAGGACACAAAAGGCTTTAAAACGCCTGAGTACATCATTAAACGAAAACTAATGCTTTATATTCACGGAATACGAATAAAGGAGAGTTAAAAAATGAGCGAATTTATTGTCAACGGTGAATTGTTCGGTAGATATTGCAAAATAAAAACCGGCTATTCACAGAGTATGCACATTTACAAAATCGTCGCCTTAATTGAAAGCAACACCTATTGTGATGTACCTATATATGTCAATTCCGAGGAAGTCGCACACAATCAAATTAGTGTGGTTCTGTTAGTCATTCATTGCGGCTTGGACGAAACAAAAGTTAAGAGAGTGGCATTGAGCGACTGTGAGATTCAACCCGTTGCCAACGAAACGGTACGGTGCATGGATTGCGAGTACTTTGGTGACGAAAACCCAAAAAACCATCAAGGCGTTTGTTATTGTGGAAATAAAGACACAAATTATGCGGCGGAGTTTTATCCATACTCATATGATTTTTGCAGTTATGCTATGCCCAAAAAAAGAAGCAAAGGAGAGCTAAAAAATGAATTGTCCGACATACAAAGACAAGATAACACAAGCAATTAACAAACTGTGTTGTGAAGCAATGAAAGTCAATCTTAATACGAACATCTGCAAAGAAGTGTTCGTTACACTCTCACCACACACCAATTGCGTGTGCGTGACTATTCACCCAAAAGGGTGGAATGTAGACGAGGAAGATTACAAAATAATCACCTTGTCATATATTGACTATGACGAAAACCAAAAAGGCGGCGACTTCACCATTGAGGAACGCAACGAAATGGCTGATAAATTCGTCAAAGAGGTTGACAAAACAATCAAAAAAATAAACGCATAAAAGCGATGTGCTGCTCTGCCGATACCAACACGGCATAGGGTGTAATCGGAATACGATTTTATGGCAAGGGTTGTAGTAGGCCACTTGCCACCGTTACTTGACATTGGCAGGCAGACATCGGGCACAAATAAAGAAAGGAATAATAAAAAATGATTGCGAAAAAATGTGATAGATGCGGAAAATTTTATGAGCATGAAAAGCCTAAACTTACGAAAATAGGAAACATAAATGCACACAGAATAGCATGGGAACTCTATTGTAATAACCGTTTTGTTGATTTGTGTCCTGACTGCCTAAATGATTTCAAAAAATGGTTTGAGGAGGTAGAATAATGACTAATGTAGAAGCATTGAATTACTTCATAAAACGAAAACATCAGTTTGGGCTTGATGATAGAATTCAAGAAGCTGAGGATATGGCAATTTTAGCACTTAAACAGCAGATAAATAAAAGAACGATAACGCTTCCGTGTGAAGTAGAAAGTATTTTTTATATTGTTGCACAAAGATTTGAAAAAGGAAAATATACCAGTTACTTTGTTGACGAGCGGCAAGTTTCTTGTTTTGAGTATGACGGCAAAGAAATAACGATATACGATTTTGACGGTATAGATTTTTCCCTTGATGAGATTTTCTTTGACAGAGAAGAAGCACAAGCGAAAGCAGGGTGTGAAAATAAAAAACGACAAACATTTGACTAATGAACAAGAGGAAATTGTGCAAGAAAGGCGGAAAAATGAAAAGCATTTATAACATCGAACAATTCACAAAAGACCGAGACGAGGCTTTGTTGAGTTTAGACAAAGAGAAAATACTTGCATTTTATGCAAAGTACGGGTTGCCATACGCCAAAAAAGATAAAGTCTTTTGGGCAACGGTTTACAAATGTATATACCACATCGAAGCGAGTACAAAAAAACAAAAAGCAGAAGCTAAACAATGGCTTTTGCAAAACGGCTTTACAACTAAAATATAGAAAGGAAAAATCAAAATGAAACTGAAATATAAAGTAATGGGCGAAAACGAACAAATCATTGAAAATGTTAAAATCATAACAATTGATGAATGTTGTCTTTTCGCTGATGGAGAGCAAAAAGGTAGAAGAACTGCGCTTGAATATATCGAGGTAGAAGAATGACAAATAAAATAGAATCGAATGTAGCAGGGCCTCTTAATCGAACGGTGACTACGCATAAATTCAAAAAACTTGTAAGTGAAAAAATGGGCGATGAAAATTATTACTCAATTCATTATCTTGATGAAACTGACGGCAAAATTCATATAGGATTCTCTTCAAGTAGCCTTGATGTTATTAGCGGTTATCTAAAAGAGTTTTTCATCAATAACAACACAGAGCAACACGCACATTGGGAGTATGTTAAACCGTTGATACGAAAGTGCTCAAAGTGTGGTTATCTATCTTCAGATGTGTTGTACAGCAATTGTTTTAATTATTGTCCTAATTGTGGTTGCAAAATGGATGAGGCGACACAATGATTAACGAAACTGTTTTAATTAGTGCTATATACGAGCAACAAGCCGAGGATGATAAGGCATACGAATTGCTGTATTTTGCTGATGATTGCAGGGAAATTTACAGGGCAAAAAAAGCCGCAAGAGATAAAATTATTGAAACTATTGAAAATATGAGCGAGGGGGCAGTAAATGTATGACTTGTAAAGATTGTTACCATTATGAGAAATGCTATTCTGATGCATTAACAGAAGAACTTGCAAAAGGACATGATTGTCAAGTAGTTCCGTGTATTGATAATCATGTGACTTGCAAATATTTCAAAGACAAATCACGCATTATTGAACCGACACTCAATGTTGGGGAAAAAGTGTGGTTTTTACATAGAAGTTCAAATGAAATATGCGAAGCAACAGTAACAAGAGTTGAATATAACTATTTCACAAATCCGCAAGAGTGGATTGAAATTGAGTATATTTCTTCACCTATTGGAAGACTCACATACAAAACTCGAATTGACTTAATGTTGGGCAAAGTAGTGTTTTTTACAAAAGAGGAAGCAGAATCAAAACTAAAGGAGATTAGCAATGAAACAACCCAAGACAAAGAACGGCAAATACATATTGGAGGAGTTAAAAGAATAATGGCAGGACTAATAGCAAAGCAACCTAACGGCTTATATTGCAGAATTTCAACAGTAGTTGATGCACCTACAGATTGGAATATGACGGAGCAAGATTATATTGATATGTGTGTAAAAAAAGCCAAAGAAGAAGCGAAAATTGTACTTGCAAATTATTGTTACGATTTTGATGTTGCATTAAATCGTGTTCGTTACGGCAAAGATACAGAAATGACAACAGAGGAATATGAGAAATTTATCAAAGATTGCAATACAGAGGTGAAAGAATGACAAACTATGAAAAAATTAAAAATATGAGCGTTGAGGAGACTTGCTGATGAATAGCAGACAAAAAGGAGCAGCTGGAGAGCGAGAACTCGCAAAGGCTCTCCGCTCACACGGATTTGAAACAAGGCGAGGGCAGCAATATTGTGGTTCCAACGGTGATGCCGATGTAGTCGGCTTGCCGGGAGTTCACATTGAGTGCAAGAGGGTTGAACGCCTCAATCTTGAGGATGCTATGGCTCAGTCAAGAGCAGATGCAAGACTGGGAGAGATTCCTGTTGTAATGCACAGAAAAAACAATTGCAAGTGGCTTGTTACCCTAAGCCTTGATGACTTTATGACTTTATACAAGGAGACAGACTATGACAGGAAATGAATATCAGGCTATGCGAAAAGCAAATCCATTTTTTGCTTGGGTACAAGATAATTAAGGAGTGTATTTATATGAATTGTAAAGATTGTCCGCATTTTTATGTGTGCAAAATGTATGGTGCATTACCCACCAAAAAACGAATTTATAGCAAATGGAAAAACTGCCGATTCAGATATGACAAATCGCGAATAATCAAGTTGCCTATGAAGGCAACGGACGAATTGATAGAGGAATTAACAAAGTATTGTTATGAAAGGTGTGTTGACGAATTATGAAAATTGATGTTTTAGGGACTAAATATACAATTAGCGAAAAGACTGCGGATGAAGATAATTATTTAAAAAATTACGATGGTTATTGCGATAAAACATCAAAGAAAATTGTTGTAAAGAAAAAGGATTCGTTAGACGAGCTTGAAGATTACAGTGTATATATGCGAAAAATTAAACGCCATGAAATCATTCATGCATTTCTTTTTGAGTCTGGACTTCATGAGAATTGGAAGCATGATGAATGGGGACACGATGAAACAATGATTGATTGGTTTGCCGTTCAATTTCCGAAGTTATTAAGAGCTTTCAAAGAAGCGGATTGCATCGGAATATATTATGTTGATATGTGTGTAGACAAAGCCAAAACCAGCATTAAAAGATTATAACATTTTTTACCTGCGTGGGTGTTTGAATTGGTAAAGGAGAATAAGGAATGACAATACAAGAAGCAAATGCACTTGTGGACGATTTTTCTTTTGTTTATAAGGGAAAGTCAATATCAAAAGAAATGCTTATTGAGTGCAGAGAAGTAAACCATAAGGTACTTGAAAAGAGAATACCTGAAAAGCCTATTGAAAGAAAAATTATAGATGTTTCAATGTATGGATATAAGTATAAATATCAATGTCCTAAGTGTTTAGCAACAGTTTCGCAGTATACAGATAATTATTGTCCCAACTGCGGACAGGCGATAGATTGGAGGGAGAATAATGGATGATTTGATTGATAGAAAACACGCTCATTGGAATAATATTAGTCTTAATTCTAATGCTAAACGAATTGATATTTGCTCGTGTTGTAGGGCGGTAATTCTTCGTGATGTTGATAGCGATAAATACAATTATTGTCCTACCTGTGGTGCGAGAATGGACGAGGTGACACAATGATTGACGAAACTGTTTTAATTGCTGCTATATACGAGCAACAAGCCGAGGATGACAAGGCATACGAATTGATGTATTTTGCTGATAATTGCAGGGAAATTTACAGAGCAAAAAAAGCCGCAAGAGATAAAATTATTGAAACTATTGAGAAGATGAGCGAGGGGGCAAAAAATGTATGACTTGTAAAGATTGTTACCACTATGATATGTGCAGCTATGAATGGTGTGACAGCAAGGCTTTAACTTTTTGCAAAGACTTTAAAGACAAATCACGCATTATTGAATTGCCTTGTAAGGTTGGGGATAAAATTTATGTTTTAAATAGAGGAAACATACCGCAAAAAATGATTTTAGATGAACCCGACATAAGATGTCATTGTGCTAAAGAAGATAATTTATGTATGGCTCTGTGTGACGATAAAAAGCACGGCATTTGTGCGTATCGTTTTAAGAATGACGGCTCGGATATTGGGAAAAAAGTTTTTCGTACTAAATCAGAAGCAGAAGCAGAATCAAAACTAAAGGAGTTGGAAAAATGAAAATTCTATATAGAAAAGAAATCAATGTTCCGAGTGGTTTCTACTGTACAAATTGTCAATGCCTAATGAGAGATCGGGATGTGCAAAATAAATTTGTTTATTATTGTCGGTTATCAGGACAGTACAAAAGACCGAATAGTAAGGGACAGTTTATAAAAGACGGAATTTGCATTGCAAATTGTCTTGAAGCATTAAATAGGAGTTGAAAAAATGAACATTATGTTAGACGAAAAGGCTTTAATGCCTACAAGAGGACACGCAACAGATGCAGGACTTGACTTGTTATCGCCGATTGATACGGTTGTGCCTGCAAAGGGCAGCATCAGCATTGACACGGGCGTACATATTGAGTTGTCGCCAAACACAGCAGGCTTTTTAAAGTCTAAAAGCGGACTGAATGTAAAATATAGCATAACGAGCGAGGGCGTAATTGATGTTGGCTATACAGGCAGTATCGTTGTTAAGCTATACAATCACTCCAATGTGGATTATGCCATTAAGCGCGGCGACAAAATCACTCAGCTTGTTGTTATGCAGATAAGCATTCCGAACATTTGCTTAGTCCAGAAATTCGAGGAAACAGAACGCGGTAACGGCGGTTTCGGCAGCACAGGCAGGTAACGATATGATTGTGAAGAACGGAGAAGTATATCAAAATATTTTCAAATGCCCGGTATGCGGCAACACCTTTATGTGCAATGACCGTACGAATTGGGCATACAAAGCAGGCGAATATTCCAACAATCAAAGGCTGTTGTGCTCGTGGCATTGCCTGCGCGAGCACGAAAAAGCAAAAGAAAAACATCGTAAATATCAATGCCCTACAAGGCGCAGAAAAGTGAGGTAAAAAAATGGAAGAAGCAAAAGAAATGGAATATAAAATCCCACAGGAGTTTGGCGCGAGTGAAGTGTTGGCGGGCGGTACTTACAACGGATATGAATACCGCATAATCTCATACTTCACACATCCGTGTGCCTATGTAAAATTACACGAAAACGAAAGCGTGAATAATGCAGATGTAGACTGCCACGGCGATATAACATACGATTCGGACGGCTTAATTATTGATTCAGATATGCGAACGGAACAAGGCCGCTGGATAGGTTGGGATTACGCCCACGGCAATGACTATTACGCCGACTTGCCACGCAAAGGCGGCAAGCAATGGACTACCGCCGAGATATTAGTAGAAGTCAAAAAAGTTATAAATCAGCTTAAAGAGGTGGTGCGTTAATGCCGTCATATTCGCAGAGCCTGCGCCGTCAATATATGGCGGAAACAGTCGGCAAGTACAAGGACTTACTCGGATGGAGTATCATATCGGCAAGCGACAAAGACGATGAAGCCTTTGAAAAGCGCATTGTGGAATATTTCGAGTTTTGCGAAGAAAAGGAACTACGCCCAACGAGAGAGGGCTTCTGCGCCGCTTGCGGCATAGGCAAGCCGATATATGATGCTTGGCAACGGGGCGAAATGGGTATATCCGAACGCCGCAAACAATCTATGGCAAGGCTAGAAGGAGTACTGCTCGCGCTCCTTACCGAATGGTCGCTCAACGGCAATGTAAATCCGGCTATTGCAATATTCAACCTGAAGAACAACTACGGCTTCAAAGACGAAATAGAGCACGCCATAAAACCCGCGCAGACCTTGCTTGAAAAAGCCAAATCAAACGATGAAATAACAAAGCTGCTTGAAGCTGATGCAGGAGTGACGGAAATTGAAGTACAACCGAACGAATGAGTACATAGCCGACAACCTATTGACGAGCAAGCAAGCCGCCGTGTACAAGGCTATAAGCAACGGTGAAACGCTCAAAGAAGCGGCAGACAAGCTCGGCGTTGATAAGTCGAGCGTTTACCGCACTTGGCGGCGTGCCTGCCGTGAAATAGCCAAATACAAGCGATTTGCGGACTTTGTTAAAAGTGAAAAGTAAAATAAAAAAGGCAGGGAGCAATCCTTGCCTTTTTTAATCTTCGTCTGTTCCTTTTAAATATTCGTCAATCCATATCACCTTACCGCTTTTGTATTTGCGAAAGTGACCGCGAACGCTGAAAATGCCCTCGGGGGAACGATGAGCGTGCGAGGAAACGGCGTAAATCTTGTTGTCATATTCTTTTAAAAAGTAATGCTTGTCGCCGCCCTCTGTTCTTGCTCTCGGGGTTATGGATGAGCCGTCAACAAGGTTGCCGTATATAAGCAACGCGTTGTAAGCAATGTAAGTATTGGCAACAACCTGAATAACCTTGCAAGCGTCATCATATGGCAGGCTTTCATCGTTAACCATCAAATCAAAATATATTCCATAATCATTATCAAAGTCATCAGGCGTTGGCACAATATGACAATTAGCGATTTGCTTTTTATTTCGCTTAATGCGAAGCCGCAACAAATCGCGCTTGAAATCGAAATAACCGACAATATTAGAATCGGTAAAAACAACTTCCGCCCGCCGAAAATAATACTTGTTGTATGGTGCAATCGCCTTGACAAGTTCGCGGTTTTCTTCTTGCCAATTCATAAGCTTGTCATAAGAGGCAGCATCTATATGAATTATATCCATTATCTCAGTCTCCAATCAGCGGTTTTTGCGTGCTTTGTTATTATGATATCACACCTTGCCAACAACAACAAGCGTTTTTCAAAAAAAGCGAAAAATCGCGTACTTACAATTTTGAAAAAATCGTAAAAATCGCGTACTTACATTTTCGGGCTTTTGAATGAGGGCGGAAAAAAAGTAAAGCACGGGTGCACGCCCGGTGGCACCGAAACAACGGCGATATTGTGAGCACCGATGAGAGCACACCGCACCACAGACTAACGGCAGAAAAGCACACGGCAAGCCACAGGGCAACGCACAACAAGCTTTTGAAATAAAGGAATATAAGTTTATACATAAAAATAAAAACGGCTCACAGGCGATTACAGAGGGTCGAAAAAACGAAAGAAAAAAGGGTAAAAAAATAACCCGCTAACTAATGTTAGCGGGAATTTTCTACTCTTTCCATTTCTTCACGCAGCAAAGTTAAAAGAAGCTGCCTTTTGTTCGGCACAGAATCAAAAAATTCTATGATATCCGCATCGGTGCGCGTGTTGAATTCAAGCGAATATTTTTTTAAATATTTTCTTGCATACCGCGCCTGCGGTGTGTTTTTTTTCTCCTCCATTTGTTCCCCTCCTTCCCTGCGGCGAATTAAGCCATGCATAATGGCAAGCCGTGTTGATTTCTTCGGGTGACAAGTAACAAGCTTGGAAGCGTTGCGGAACGCTTGAAGCAGGTGCAAAGAACAAGCCATCACCCTTGCCGGTGAGCTTTTCAGCTCCTACCATATCAAGTATAACGCGGCTATCAGAGTTTGAAGAAGTCTTGAATGCTATGCGCGTTGGGATGTTTGCTTTTATTGCGCCGGTTATGATTTTTGCGCTTGGGTATTGCGTGGCAACAATCAAGTGAATACCCGCCGCCCTACCTTTGGCCGCAAGCCTTGAAATAAGCGTTTCAACCTCTTTTTTGCTCGCTTGGATAAGGTCGGCAAGCTCATCAATAGCAATAACAAGGCGAGGAAAGAGACCCGGCACAAGGTCAAGTCCTGCCGCTCCTCGTTGCCTTAATATTGTATAGCGGCGTTCCATCTCGTCAACTGCCCAGTGCAGCGCATTTAATGCTTCTTGTGGTGTTGTTGCAATCGGCCCCGCGAGGTGCGGGATACATGCATATTTTGACAATTCTACTTGCTTTGGGTCAATAAGCAGAAATTTAACATCCGCGGGTTGCTCAAATTGTAAAATTGATACTAAAATATCATTTAAACAAACGCTTTTGCCGCTGCCGGTTTGCCCTGCAATGAGCAAATGCGGAGCGTCGGCAAGGTCAATAACAAGTTGGTTGCCGTTGCTGTCAATGCCGAGGACGGCGGGCAAACGCAGGGGTTCATATTTCGTTGTCAAGAATTGCCGCATGCGCACCGTTTGCCGCTGCGCTCTCGGTATCTCGATAGTTAGGCCGTTGTCAAGATAACAGCGGCAGCCGTTGCGGTTCAAGTAAGCATTTAAACTTTTTTCAATTCTGCTTAAAAGCGTTGACACTCTATAAGCAGATGCAAAATCAAGGTCAAAATGCACGCGCACGAGCTGCGGCGCGGTGGTGTATATTGCTTCTGTTGCTTGCAAGCCTGCGAAGGCTACCGCCTGCGCGGCGGTGTTCGCGAGCTGCTCAACTTCCGCCTCGTCGCAAGGCTCATCAGCCGCGAAACACTCCACCGGGGCGAAATGATATAAGTTGTCTTCCATTTTTTCACTTCCTTTTTTTGCGGCGGACTTGTGACCGCTCTAAGCCGCATTACCCGCCCATAAAGGGCGGTCACTCTGCGTTTACCTAATTTCTATAGTTTCTCGCTCATCGATTTCGTTCTGATATTCAGCCGGTCCGAGTTCGTATATTCTTTTTAATTCTTTGGTGTCTAAGCCTTGCACAAAAGCATAATTTAAACGCCATTTGTATTTTCGTTATAATAATAATGATTTGTTTTCATTTTTATTTTTCCTTTCTGCGTTTATAGCCCGTTCGGCTTTTTATTTTTCGTTGTCTATTATATTCCAAATGTCCTCTTTGATATCGTACAAACGGATGAGTGTGTATGTATCAATTTCGCCCTTGCCGTGATATATTCGGTTTATCATCTCGGCAACTGCATTATATGCGCTTTGAAGATTGCTATATAATTCAAAGTGCAATTGCGCGTTTGTCAATTTATGAATTTTGCGCGCTTCCTCAATCTCTTGAGGCGTTTTTTTAAGTTCTATTTGGTCGCTTAATTCCTCGATGTATTTGCATTTTTCATCATACATTTTTTATAACTTCCTTTCTTTTTTTATATCTTGTCTGCGTTTTAAGCCCACCCGGCTGTTAGTGGAATGGGGTTGATGCGCTCAGCCCCTTAAAAGCGTTTAATCAAAATATATTGTTGAGTATAAGCGGCGCCAAGCTTGATATAACGCCCTTGCTTGCGCGTCGAGCCAATCCTCCCGGGCGTTGGGCTTCCTTTCGCCGTTCTTTGTTCTTTTTAGTTCGGATGGCGTACAAAGTCTTTCGGCGATATCGTAATCATATATCAAGGAAGAACCACCCCAAGAGAACGCATTCCAATCGTCCGCACCGTTGAGTATATCAGCCTTGCAGGTTTTCCAATCTTCCGGGATTTGTTCTAACTGCTGCCACGCAAGAGCGGCGGCCAAATTGTCGAGCAGTTCGAGCGCATAAGCGTTAACGCCTTTGTCCCAAGCGCTGCGGCACTTCCTATTGTTTAACCTTTCTTCTACCTGTTCAATTGTCTTTAACATCCTTTTTATCTCCTTTTCTTATTGACTTTGAGTTCAAAGAATGTTAAAATACAAATGCTAAAGGGTTTTAACATTCTTTTAGCTCCGGGAGCGTTTCCCCGTGTGTGTTGATTTTTTAGGGGTTACGCTCTTTTTTTCTTGCCTTTTTGTTTTAAATGTGTTATATTATATTTGCAACATATAAGCGGCTGACGGATTGGCGGCAAGTACCGCACCGCGCGGCTTATATATTGCTTTTTACCTGATTTCCCCGGCTTTTATTGTCGGGGTTTTTTATTTATCGCTCGGGCTTAATCGTTCGAGCTTTTGTTTTCGGTTTCCTTAATCAATTTATCAAGTATCCTAATTGCTTCGTC